GTTGGGGGATTGTCCACCGCTCCCACATCCATTAAAAGCCCTGCTGCACCAAGATAAGGCAAAACATAACCTGTCCCTCCTGCGTTCTTCAGGTTCGTGCCCTTGATAGTAGTCGCGTTTAAGTTGGTTGAGGAAACTACTGTTCCAGTCACACTACTGGCGGACACATAGGTAGCATCGATAGACTCTTTATAAATTGTAACTCCTGAAGGGTTTGTCTGAAAAGTAACACCAGATACATAAGTGTTGAACCTGTTCCCTCTGTCGCTTGAATTTCCTCTTGCTCTAGGCATTTCTCAATGTCCTCCTTAGATTTAGATTTTATAGGTGGCAGGGGGAGGCGAGAAATGTTAACCGGCCTTCACCCCCTGCCTTGGAATATAATGAAATTACGCCGTGAGCTTTAGCACGTGTTTGTCATCTACGGCACCAATACCACCATAGAAGCGAACCTTGTGCTGGCTCTTTACATCGCTCCTGAACTCTGCCTCGGCTCCAGGCTTGGCGGTGAAGGTCTGCAAAGGCCAGATCTCACTCCACCAAAAATCCTGCTTGAAGTCTCCCAAGTACCAGGTTGACGTGCTCTGCGCCGTAACATAAGGACTGGTCAAGGGCTTGAACAGACCCTTCCAGATGTTCACCGCGTTCTCGGTCCCCTCCGGCACCAGGGTGCTCTGGATCATCTGGTTGACCCTGACCCACAAATCAAACGGGAACACCCCAACCAGGTTTGCCGGCTGGATATTGACATAATCCCCAGACTCATCCACCATATTGTGGAACAGTTTCATGGCCTCCTTGATTCCTTCCTCACCGAAAGGAGTTGATGCCCTGGAGTTGATCTTGCGATCACCGCTGGCAGTGGTCCTAAAGAACGCCGTGGCCACTCCCGCTGGCTTGAAGACATTGGAGTTGATGTCCTGTGCAGCCTCAACGACCAGCTTCTCCTTATACTGAGCCGCTTTCTCGCCAATCGTCTGCGCCCTCATCAGAACCTGGCCAGTCCTATCAAAGAAGATCGCCTCCTCCGTAATGTCGATAATCCTTCCATACTTGGCATGGCTAATCTGGGTCCACTTCTCCTCAATCTGGCTGGAATTGTACGGCGCCCCTTCAAGAACCGGGTCGGGCCCAGATGCAGAGGTAAACCCTACAACGGTCTCAATCATCAACTTAGAAGGCACTGTGGTGGCCAGCTGATCACCGATCATATTCACAGACTTGTAACCATCAATGACCTTGGCCGAAATAAGTTCACCCGTGATGGTCGGAAACAGGTCACTGGAAACAGCCTCAGTTATAGGCCTGACCATCCCGGTCTCATCCCTCTCGCAGGCATGCCACAGCTCCTGAATAGAGAAATCTTCTGGCTTGATTTCTTTCTTCTGGAGCATCTCTCTGATTGTGGCCTTGGCTCCTTTATTGCCAAGGCTCTCAACCATATCCCTCAATGCTACTCCAAATTTAGTTACAAACATCTTTCTTTCCCTCCCTATCTTTTTATTTTGTAAGGTCTGAGTACTTGTTCAGCCCCAGTACCTTGCTCAGCATAACCGAATCCACTTCCGATACAAACTCCGCTTTCCTAGCTACTAATCCAATAATATCACTACATCCACTCTTCACTGCCGCCACCGCTTGGTTGTAGAGGGTCACTCCCGAACCTGTGGGGACAACATAGTCCCCAACCTTGACACTGCGGGCATTGCGCAAGGGATAACGGAAGACCCCCTTGAGATATACACTGATCTCCTCCGTGACCCCTGCCTCAGAAAAGCTTGCAGCAACGCCGAAAAAGTTTTGATAGGCCAGATTCCTGTTGCTGGCCAAAGTTTTTGTAGAACCAGAGACCTTGTTGAAAGGATAGACATACACGTCAGCCGTCGAAGCCCCGAATAGGCGGAGTCCGTCCACCTGGTCAAGAAAAAGTAGATCTCCTTTGTCAATCTCCACGTTCCCATGAACCTTAGAAGACCCCTGAAGCTGAAACGTTTCTTCCCAGCTTTCATGTCTGATTCTTCTGTCATAATCACCCATATTCTCACCCTATCTGGCCGCAGGAGAGTTTCCAGACAGCTTGGTCATCAACATAAAATCCACATACATTGCTGATGCTTGCTTTTTGACCGCCCTTCCAACGCGACAGCCATCAAACTCAGTATCGGCAAGTGTGTTAACTGTGAATGTCGTCCCTGATGGAGTGACCCCAGAAGTTCCGACAGTACAAGCAGCAACAAGAGCTCCAGGATAGACATGCTTACTCGTACCACTAGTGCCGAGCTTAATCTGCCCCCTGAAGATCCCACTCGTTGCTACAGGGATATCTTCTGTCGTTCCTGATTCGCTCCCCTTCATCGAGACTCCAGCGAGATTATCCTCGAAATAGGTCGGGGTTGTCCCTGCAACCTGCGCTGCTGGATATCCGTAACCATCAGCTGTTGCTCCTACAATCACTGTGGCATCCTGGGCAAGAAAAATCAGCTCGCCCTTCTTAATAACAGTCTTACCATGGATGGGGACATAAATCTCATTAGTCTCGCCCCTCAACCACTCTATTCTTGGATCAGGCATCTTTCAAAACCTCCTTATTTTCTTAATCTATCGGCTCTCAACTGAACAACCCGCCATCTTGACCATCAACATAAAGTCCACATGGGTTGCCGATGCTTGCTTTTTAACAGCTCTTCCAACTACACAGCAAGAAGTCTCACTGGCAGCTAAGGTCTCAACTGTAAAGGTCGTTCCCGATGGCGTTACACCTGAAGCACCAAGGGTCGCAGCGGAAACAAGAGCCCCAGGATAGACATGCTTACTCGTGGCGCTCGTACCCAACTTAATTTGCCCTCTGAAAATTCCAGAAGTCGCTACAGGGATATCTTCTGTCGTCCCTGATATACTCCCTTTCATCGAGACCCCAGCAAGGTTATTCAAAAAATAAGTATGGGTCGTTCCCGCTAACTGTCCCGCTGGATAGCCATACCCATCGGCGGTTGCTCCCACAATCACTGAAGTATCCTGGGCAAGAAAAATCAGCTCGCCCTTCTTGATCACAGTCTTCCCGTGAATAGGAACATACCATTCATTGGTTTTTCCTCTCAAATACTCTATTCTAGGATCAGGCATCTTTCAAACCTCCTTATAGGATTCCAGGAAGATTAAACTCCTCTGGCCTCCTTGAGATTTTTTGCAGCAGACTCTTTCTTCTTGGTCAAGTCGTCGGTATTATCATCCGACTCCATCCTGGGCACATATTCCTCGCCCGAGTTCCTGACCACCTTCTGGCCCTTCAAAAAGATATCCTTGCGATCCTTGATGGCCTCAACGATCTCCTTCTCATCCATACCCATCAGGGTGGCTTTGAACACCTCAGTCACGATGTCTTTGGGGACCTTCATCTCGGCCATCTGGCCTGCAATAAAAGCCTCTTTCTTGGCGCCCTTCTCTTTGGCGTCAAACTCATCGACCTTAGCTTTCAGCACATCCCGCTCCTTGGTCACCGCCTCAAGCTGACCTTTCAAGCTTGTTACTTCCTGGTCCATGGCCTCAAGCTTGGTCTTCATCTCCTTGTGCTCTCGTTTGATGGTCTCCAGGGTCTCGTTGCCCTTGATGGCATCCTGAATCATCTTGACAATATCAGGCCTTTCCTTGGTCAGGTCTTCCAAAGTAATTTTTCCAAATTCCATTTCGTCTTCCTCCTTCTTCGTTTCTTTTCCTTCTATCACGGGAACTTTCTTCCCAGACAGAATATCGTTGATCATACTTTCAAGATCATCCAATATTGCGGTGATCTCTCCCTTTTTCGCCTTCATATCCTTGCCCTTGTCTCGCAAGATCTCCTCGATGGCATCTCCGGCCTTCCACTGAAGCTCACTGACTTTTCTGCCGACATCCCTCTCCTTGATCTTGTCCGCAAGAAGCCCCTCAAAGACGTCCCTCACAAGCTGGAAAACCATATTACCTTGGGTCTTCCCGTCCTGCTCCGAGACGATCTGCCCAACAATCTCATCTACATCCATCTCGTCTCCCTTATGGCTCTCAAACAGGTTTGTGGTAGTGGCCGCGCTTGCCACCAAATCTATCGACTTCAAGACCTCAATGTCAACAATATGTTCCTTCCCCACTTGATCCTTGAACACCTTAACTCTGGAGTTAATACTATTGCCAATCCCAGGAGGCTTAAGCATTGCAACATCATGCACCAATTCCCAGAATGCCGGCCTCACCTGCAGATCGGCGAATACCTTGTCAGCTCCTTCCTTCCTCGGTGAAACATAGACCCCTGCCCAATCCCTGATATCCCGAACCCCATCCCGTTCAGTCGCCTCGCTCTTACTGGGATGATTGATAAAAAACTTGGCCTTTTCTGAAAGCTGGACCAACTTATCGATGGCAGGATCTTCATAAGTATAACCGTTCTTGCTATGGCGTGTCCCGAATACACAAACATTCTTTATTACATGATTCTTGGCATCAATCTGTGCCTCTTCAATGTCCTTAAACGGACTCTCATCCCAAGAGTCCACCAGATCCCTGTATTGATGTATCAACTTAAGTTGTAGTTTCATTTCTCCTCCTGAAAAGCTGGAAGGTCAGGCCAGTGCTTCTTCACACAAATTGCTATCCCCTTTGGGTTCGGTGCATTTCTCGCATAACTCAAGGCCGCAATGGCCCTCTTCCTCGTGTTTACAGGAAACGATCCTTCCGGCGCGCCCCCACTAGGTCCGCAGAAGGGTCCCTTAGTCTTGTATGTGCCAACATTACTTCCTCCCGGTTTCTCCTGGGGAGGAACCTTATCTGCTTCCATTGTCTCAGTCTCAAAAAACTTGTCGTGCTCTTGCCAATCCTCATAACCCCAGAGCGTTACAATATGGGATATGTAGTTTAACCCTTCCATCCCCTCTGTCATCTTGCCCCCCGTGGCCGCTGCCCCTTGCAGATATGCCTTTTGTTTGGCTTTGCCAGAAGCTTTTTCATCACCATCGGGATAAGTATAGCACTTTCCCGATGCCCCCCAACGCCAACCATTCTTTCCGTCCTCTGTACAACTTGTTACTGGCATAACAAACCCTCATTTTTTTCTATTATAGGTTATCTAATATGTTTTTGAAAAATATTCCCAAAACTATCCCTCGATAAAGGCAGAATCCCTACATTTGCCCAAAGCCCCAACAATATCAGCCACCGCAAGATTCATCTCATCGGCAGTGGACCACTTGACAGAATTCAGCTCAGTCAAGACCTTCGAAACATCGACGGTGAAACCCAACTCCAAGAAACTCTTTGTAAATGACAAATCATTCTCCTCGGCCACCGCCATAATGGTATTTCTCACATGTGAATTTCCGAATGTACCTACTACCTCTCTCTTATCATCTGAGATATAGTTCATTTCGCCTCCTTGAACTTGGGGCAATCCTGCTGACCCTCCTCAACATAGGATGGAATACTGGTCGGAAACTGTGAGCAAGCGTAGTCCCCATCGTCCCCTTGTTCAAACTGCTCATCAGTCAACTTCCATTCAAGGGTCTTGCCGAACTGGCACTCGCCACACTGTATGATTACAAGCATTAGGTCTCCTCCTCAAATTGGATACCATTGTCACCAGGGAAAGGCTTAGTATGGCTATTGTTACCATAGGCAATCTCATTTGGGATATTCTCAGGAAAAGCTTCACAGTAGTTCGTCTCGGTCATCTCCGTCCCGTCAGGCTGGATCACCCCAAGATAGTGTTTGCATTTTCTTATGAAACATTTTGGTTCTTGTAGCATTTATTTAACTCCTTTTAAAAGATCGTAATTAAGAAATTCTACTTTTACTTGTTTAATATTTTTAAACCTCTCAGCCATTATCCTATGATGGCCATCCATTATATAATCTTTCCCTTTATATCTGACGATCAATGGATACTCGCTAAATTCCTCTTCTACTCCTTTTATTTTATTTATAACTCCTTCTTTTCTTACAAGTCTTTGTCCAGGTATTAAATTGTCAATTACCATAACTTTCGTCTTACCTTTTATTTCCCAATTATCTTCTAGCCAATTAGCAAGTTTATCTGCTTCTTTTTTATCCATTACCTTATTTTTAAAAAATGGCTCAACATCAAAGTAATCTCCTCTTCCTCGCGGCAAAGACTTCCCCTTAGCTGACAACCCTGGTAGATTTTTTATTTCATTTATTAACCCTTCATTTATTACTGGCTTCACTTTTATAGGTAATTTCTTTGCCGGCAACCCTTTCCCAACCACAGACTTTCCCGCCCCCTTGCTAATCCTCCGCTCGATATCGTTCATAAACTTCTCGACCACGGGGTGCAGCTTGACTCCATCCAACCGTTTAGCCAGCATCTCAGCATAAAATTCACCTTCATTCCTCATGGCATACTTACTAACGTAGTCAGGCAAGTCCGTCCTTCCTATAGCCTTATACAATTCCTTAACATTGATCTTTCTGGCAGCTGATGCCTCTGTCCCCCCAAGCTGGAAGTACCTTTGATGGGCCAGCTCATGGCGAAAGATGTGGCCTTTGGAATCTGTAGCAAATTGCCCAATAGCCGACTGCTGTTTTACAACCGCCTGAAGCTCCTTAGCGGTCCTTATCAGGTTTGGGTTAAAGGCTACCGTTCCATCCTCAAAACTCAGGGCCACCACCCTCTTATTAGCTCCTGTAAACAGTGAAGAATCAAACCTGATGGCTGACGGCTTAATCTTCAGCTCCTCAATAGCCCCCTTAGCATATTGGTTAAACAGGTCGGCCGTCTTGGTCTCCAGGTTGTCAAAATCAACCTTCTTTACACCCAGGTTCTTCTGTGCCCATACTTCTGCCTTCTTCAAGGAGGTAACTTCAGGAGTAATCACTCGCGCGTATGCGGGCGCAGGGACGGGCTTGGCCCACTTCTTAACCAAGGCTGTCAACTTCTCACCAATGAGTGGATCAGAAGAATCCCCTACCTCTGTCATAGTTTTCAACAGGAACTTAGCATGCCCCTCCCTATAGAATACCTTCCCATAGGTCTCTGATCCTGGGGTCTTGTCGATAACCACCGTGTGGGGACGAACCTTGTACTTATTCTCGAAGGCAATCTTCTTCGGGATCGATTCCACGTGCATCTGGATCTGGTGGTTATACCCCGTCGAATTGTTCAGAACTGTCTTAACTTCAATAAACTCTCTATCCACGAAGACGTCAAAGGGCCTGTTCCCTGTGATCCAATCCCCTTTAACCCACTGGGCTACCTCTTTCTCTGATATCTCAGTAATTGAATGGTCCTGGGCCGTCTTGACCCATGCATTCTTATGGGCGGCAATCTGGCGGGCAGTCATTTTAGCTTCAAGCTCGGCGGGGATGGGTTGGATGGTTTTAATAGGGAGAGCTTTTTCTTTAAGAAAGAATTCATCAAAGAAGGATTCAATTTCTTTTGGCAGTCGTGTTGCAGACCCATACTTAGATGTTAAATCATATCCATCATTCAATCTTGCTGCAAAAGCTTCAGCAAATGATTCTCTATTATTTGTACTAGCATAGTCACTTATATTCTTCTTGATATAACTTTTAATCTTTTTCTCCGAATTCCCAAATTTAGATGCTAAAGTATCCCAACCCTTTGCAATCTTCTGGTCTCCATAATATAAATGGTGTCCCAACTCATGAAGGAAATAACCATCTGGACTTTCTCCTGCCACTCTACTTCCAAGACGAAGAACTCCCACCGGCCTATCTGCCCCGTGCATCCCTAATGTTATTGCTTTTCTCTTAAAATCATATGTCCCTGCCCAACCAAATTCCCCAGTCGAATATTTACGGATTGAAAATTCAAGTTTTGGCATTCCAATTTTATTAAATTTTGCAACAAGACTCGGTGCTTTCTCTACAATTGTATTCCATGCATGACCTGCTTTGGCCATAGTTATTCGTGTATCCCAATGATCACCCATTATCTTAGTTAAAGGCGAACCCGCTTCCATTACAATATTTGTATCTTTAAAACCTACTCTCCTCCACTCTTTAACAAGATCTATCTCGTCTAATTTGCCTGCCTCTCGTGGTATAATAGAAAACATCTTTTTTTCACCTATCTCTACAGGCAAGCCCTTCCCATATAACCTACTCTTAACTAAATCAGCATACTCAGCCAGCTGGGTCTTCATCTCGGCGGTCGTCATACCCTTCTTATACAGGTAGCGCATGACGTTCACCTCGTTCAGGTTGTGCTGGGCGACATCGAGGGGATGTGCCTTCAGAACATCATTAAGGTGCCTGGCCACCTCCTCCCATTTCTTCCCTTTGAGTAAGGTGACGAAGTCCCCCATGGTGACGGCATTGATCTTATCCCCCAGCTGCCAGGAGGTTGGGGAGATGGCTTCAAGGGGGATGCCTTTTTTGGGAAGGAGTAATTTATCAAAGAAAGATTCAATTTCTTTTGGCAATATTCCTGGTTTATATTGTGGATGGGTGTAAATAGTAAATGATTCTGTAAAAGCCTCTTTAAAATCCGTTCCCGCATACTTGGTTATATTCTTCTCAAACCAAGCTTTACGTGTTCCTTTTGCCCAGATTTCACCCCAAGCTTTATTTTCTTCCATACCAATTATAGAACGATGAAAAAAGTGACCATACTCATGACGAAGAACAGCAGGGAAATCATTTCCTGTATTAAAAACTCCTTTGCCTATCTTTAATACAGAAGGAGAAGAACGTAAACTACTTGCGATCTCTAACTTTGATTCATTCCATCCAAATCTCCCAAGAAGATTACTATTTCTTAAAGTCTTCCCCTTTAGAATGTCAAAACTCATAAGCCATTTATTTTCTAGATTCTTTCCGAGCCCAGGAAACCTTACAAATAAATCATCAAGAACCTCTCCTGACTGATTAACTACCTTAACAAATGTTTTTGAATCAACTCCTTCTGCATAAGAGCTACTTATTTTAAACTGCCGTAAAGCATCCCTTCCTTCTTCTGCTGTTTTGATAGGAATAAATTTTGTTGTAGGTTCAATCTCCAAAGCTAAGCCCTTCCCCGCCTTCCCTTCCAAATCACTTAGCTTCAGGACCTTATTGTTCTTCACCATATCCTGGAAGTCAATTTGGCCACTGCTCCACATCTCATATCGTTTAGTCCCCAGAATATCCTTTACAAAATCAGGGTCCTCGACATTCATCCTCCTCAACCAATCGGGGTACTTCTCGGTTGCTGGCACGTCCCCCGCCCACTTGTCCTGCTGGGCCAGATATTGTCTGCTTCCCTTGGGTGGTTTCTCCCCTATATAGGTGAATGGCCTTGTCCCAGCGTCCGGCTCCTCCAACTTCTGGTCAGCCCCAAGCTCTTTCCAGCTTTTAGTGCAGGGAACGAGCGTACAACGACACATCGGGTGCAGTGGTCTTTGGGGAGGCTTCGATCCCTTGTTAAAGTAAAAAATTCTTCCATCGAGAGATCCGCATGCTGGGCAGGTCCTGTTGTCGAGCGTGCTGATCCAGGAAACCCCCTTCAACACATCCTGGTTCTCGTTATACACCCTCTCCGAAACTGCGTTACTTACCCTCATGATCTCCGTTCTGGCGATCACGGTACTCTGCTGCATAAGCCTGGCGCCAACCACCCCACCGAATACCTTCCCACTCCCAAGGAGATATCGACTAGCCTTAGCCATGTCATCCCCCTGGATGATGCTCTGCGTCAGGTTGGACTTTATGTTAAACATGGCTTCCCCATACCTCTGCGCCATCCTCTCGTGGTACATAGCCCCACCGATCGGGGTGTTCACGACCTCGTATATTTGCTCATAGGGAAGTCTGGTGATGTTTATGCCGATCTGGCCGAAGGGATTGGAGAGCATGGTCTCAACATAGTCCTTCTCTGACATAGCGAAGGTGTTCAGGCTGTCTGACAAGTTGGCGATGGAATCCTGGGTAGCATTCTTCAGCACCATGTCAATCTCGTTCACCCTCGCATTGAGCCTGTCCATCCTGTATGGCAAGGTCCAACCCTGGCCGTAGTCTTCCAGGTCCGTGATGCTCTTCATTATCTCGGCCTTGGCGTTATTGTAGGGTTGGACTATGTCGTTAATCGCACCATTTTCAAAGCTATAAACGTAGTGCGACCTTTTGAGAAGAAAATCTCTAAGTTGCGAGTTTATGGTGGGCAAGATTTACTCCTCTTCATCCCCAAAGCTGCCGAACTGATTCACAGGTGCGCTGGGCATATTGAAGGGTTGCCGATAAACAGCCTTACCTTGCTCATCAACCATATTCTGCTCTTCTGTGGCTGGATTGAGTTCGTCCTTCATCTGCCAAGTCTTCTTGCTGATAATCTTGTTCCTATGTTGGATCTCCCTGGCCTGATTACTCTTCAGAATGTCCGCCAGGATCATAGGAGGCCATATTACATCGCATTCCTCGCTCTCGCCCTTCGGGATCTTGCCGAACTTCTTCCCGAAAGCCACCACCCTGGCGAATATTTCCTGATAAGTATCCTGGAAGAAGTCCTGCCAGTCCTCGATCTCCCTTACAAAAGGGTTCTGAGCCGTCAGTGAAGATGCATAATTGGAGTTGCTGTAGTCAGACGTCAGGATCATCTCCGGGAGACCCATCCCCGCAGCCACCGCTAGCAGCATATTCCTCCCGTCGTCTTTGGCATCGGCTGCCTGGATGTTTGGGGACAGCATCTCGTACTCGATCCCCTTGCTTGCCGTGATAACGGTTCCGCTGTTGAATGCCTTCTGCTTATATCTGTCCGAACTGTAGATCTCACTCTGGTGCTTGCCCCTAATATTATCAACAGCCCCTGCAGTCCCTGGCACCTTCCTAATCAGGGCAATGGCAGAGCGGACTTTATTTAGTACGATCCTGTCATCCATCCAACCCTCGTACTTCTTGAGCATCTTCATGGCAATTAGGAGCATGCTCATCCCTCTCTTCACATCGGAATCGGTCAGAATCTTGATGTGCATGACTTCCTTGGCATCCACCTTGGCATTCAGTTTGCCCTGCGCATCGCAGAGATAGTAGAAAAGGACATTCTCAACATCATCTGGGTCTGTCTCGATCCCAAAGCTGGTATTTAGGAGAGAGGTAGTAATAAGAGATGGGTTTCTGATATTTTCCGCCCTCATGAACCTGGCCCGAAGAATCCCGGTACTCTCGTCCTCGAAGAAACGCAGAAACACTTCTCCGTCCCTGAAGGCGCGATTGACCATTTCCTTCTCCCTCTTTCCCCACTTATTGGCCTTAGCAAAATTCTTCCACTCTTCCTCCACAATCTTATTCTCAGAGTGTGACTTGATGATCGGCCCCTTGCCTAATACAAACTTAGTCAAGTTCCTGATAATAGCCCTGGCGTACAAATCCGTGGCCCAAAACGCAAATGCCTTCCTTAGCATCTCATAGTGGTCATAACCTGTCTGGCCTATCTCCATCATATTGCCGGCGTCGGACATCTTGATCCAGTTGCCCTCGTCCGGTTCTGGTTGGACGAACTTCTGAGCATCAGAGAACGTCTTTTCTAGCATGGAATATTGTGCCAGGTCGGCCCTCATCTGACTGTTCTTCAATTCCCTCTTCAACCTTATTGTTTCAAGGAACTCAAACATCCCTTTTCCTCCCTTTATAATATTTCTAATGAAATATTATAAATAATCAGACGCTGTTTTGAAAAATTTCCTAATCTTGACCCCAATATCCGCCTTCGATAGAGTCCTCTGATGGGACAATCAAATCCAAAATGATACTGTAGGCTGTATGAATAATATACCTTGAACAATCAATACCATGGTCGAACATGGGGACCGGGATCTTACGGATAACCTTACCATCCTGCTGCTTGGGATACTTGTACCTCTCAAACTCCTCGTGGGTACCGAGCAACTTGTACTCTTTTTCCTCATTAGCAACGGTCTGCCCCTCAGCATCCAGATAGCCCTGCATAATGTAATAGTGGGACTTCTCCTTGCCCGCCTCGGCATAGTCCCTGTACACCTCCAGGTGTTCCCTCATTCTGTCAAGCCCGTCCTCAACAGCATTAATAGCCATATAAGTATCGATCTTGTAGGTTTCCAACAGGTCAATCCTGGACTGCTTGGCACTTGGGTCCGCAAAGATAATCTCCCCCTCCCTATATTCGGGGCTCTCCTTGATTCTGAAAGCGTGGTAAGCCATTGTACCCTTCCTAGCCCTATACTCGTAAAAGACGAAAAACTTGAGCTTATAGTATAGCTCTTTTCCCGGTTCTAGTTCCTCCATGGCCCTCAAAAGATCGGAATAGTCAACCCAGGCCTTCTGGTACACGAAATCGTGACCAGGGCTGCTTCCAAAGTCGATGGCGCTCATCACAATCACGTTAGGGCTGATATCCAGCTCTCCATGCGGCCTATGGTGGACATCCGGATTCCACTCATCCCCAAAGACCAGAATATCCTTGCTCGGCCTTTTGTTGAACCACTGGGTATCCAGGGTCTCCTTACCCAATATGCGAGCCTTCCCTATCCAATCGTTAATCTTATAGAAGCCATTACAATGGTGAGCCATCCCTTTGCATTTGTCAAAGATAGGACAATCCCCATATTGAACATCATCCTGGCATTGGCGCTCGCACTTCTCCAGGACCTCCCAGATACACCAACAAAAGACCTTCATATCCTTCTGGGCGCTTTCTTGAAGAAGTCGCTGGAACGTGCCAGTATCGTATTTTCTTGTCGATAAGAATGTGATCTGCCCTTTAATGTCATCTTTACTCATGGACATGGACAGTCCCTCCTGCAGGACGTCCCAGTTCATCAACTCCACCTCATCAATTCTGGCCTTCTGTGGATGCGGGCTGTTCAACCCCTTCACCGTCCCCGTGATGACCTCCTGAATGCTCTCGTTTCTGTAGACCGTCATGCTCTGGGTGGGAGGCTTCTCCAGCAGCTTCTCAAGCGTCGGGTGTTTATGAAAGCTCGTGAAGTATCTGTAGACTTTCCCCGCCTGGTCAAGGGTGCTCCCCGCACTGGCAACCTCACATCCTGGCTT